TCTACTTTAACAAGCCAGCTGTCATCCACCTTGCATAACTCCAAAATTCTATCAAATAGTGCCCTAAGGGGAGGTAGCACATGACAAAACTCATACTGGCTTTTAACCGCACTGACCAAATACGCCTCACTTGGTACCAATTCGTCTTTGTCCACAGTCCAACCCAAACTAGCCATTACTCTACCCACCTTTGGTGCCATCACTACGCCCTGCATGCAAGGAACAGGCCTACTGGAGCAGAACTCCAATTCATAATTGGTTTGCCGGTAAACTGGCGTAGCCTCAAATCCAACGCTAGCTAGCAAGGGTTTCCAATCTATCGGGGGACCATTGTGTCTAATAGCATTATCATCCCCCACTACCACCTGCCGAAAAATCCCTTTACACTCGTGGGCTGTTAGAGGAACGACAGCTCCTCCAGAGACTGGTCTAGAGCCGCGGCTAGTTGCGAAGGCCCACAAGTGAGCACCACCCTGGTCAATCCCATTAAACAACGATGTATAAGGATCCCCAGACTTTCTCGTACCTGGTACCTGATAAGCCACTCCTCTAGTTGTGGCACCATGTGTCGCCACATTAGCCCGCATAAGTTGCTTTGTGGCCTGCGGACTCTCATACTGGTCGCAAAACCACAGCTCGTAGGCACACCACTCTTCAGATATGGAAACATCGTAATGAGCTAAATCATCCTCACCGGCGCAGTCTAGATCTGGGTAGTGGTCTGAACTCGTTATAATTTCGGCCAGCGTATCTGCCGACATCCCTGATCCTGTTATAACGAGCCCTTCCTTATTCATCTTCTCCTTCAGATATCCTTGCAACGCCATAATGAAGGGACCGGTTAAAACAGAAAACTCTGCTTGTGCTCCCTGTATCAACCTTGGCGCCTTCTTCTTTGACTTGAAGAAATTGCGGATCGCTAATTTCTCCCGCTTGATGAAGGACTTTCTCTTGGTCCACTTCTTCAACTGCTCTCTGGTCAAGGACGTTCTGTGGTCGATGCCCAATTCCACAAGAGCCGCGGCCACCTTCCGCAACCACGCCCGAACTGCCGGTGTACAATTGACTCTCTCTAGCCACACGTCAACCGG